TCAGCCCCGCCCGATTGTCCGTGATATCAATGACATCGTAGAGTTGCTGGCCGCAGTTGACCGGAACCAGCATGGTGCCGCCGGCCGATGCTAACTCCGCCTGCCTCAGGTAAGCATCGCCACGCTCCTGTGCTCCGGCCACAGTGTCGATATTCCCATCTTCCAGCTGTCTCAGCCTATCGTACAGCCGGTCTATCTGGTCCCAGCCAAAACGGTCAACCACAATCATCTCATCGCTGCCCGCGTCATAACCCTCCACCTGAACACGGTTGAGCTCCCAGCCTCCGAGGCGGTATCTCCCTTCCAGAACCGGGTGTTCCTCTCCATAGCTGTACACGGAGCTATCTGACGCCTGCGGGTTCACAATGCGGGCAGTCGCGCCTTCGACGAATATCACATCAGGAACAAAAGAGAGCAGCTTCCGGATAACCGTCTCACCGGCGTTACCGGAATTGATGGTGAAGTCGGGATAGAAACCGGTGATGACTGATGACTGTGATTCAACCTCTAGCTTCAGCCCCACCCGCGCCAGGACGAAGGCGAGGATATCCTTTACGTTCATTTCTTCGGAGTCCCGGTTCCAGCGGAACTGGTGCCTGGCCCTCCAGCCGGCGATGGCCTCCCAGCTATCCAGGGACTGCAGCACGAGGCTGGCGGCGCCACCAGCACTGGTATGCTCATAACTTTCAAGACAATAAGCCTGCCCGGCGCTGACCTCATCGCCATCTCCCGTCCGGTAACCGGGGCTGAAGTCCAGCTGGCAGCCGATGTCAAGAACGGCCAGTTCTCCCTGCCCCGGCGAGGCGTATTGCCCGGCATCGTTTCTCAGCTCCACGGTGAGTTTTCCCGATGTCTCTCCCGCTTCCTGCCTTACCGCGAGCACGTCACCGGTCAGGTCAAGGCTCTGTACGGTTGCTCCGGCGCGCCAAACACCTGCCGGGCAGGAAAGCCAGCCGTAGTCGCCGTGGTGTGCTATGGCCAGGCCGTACTCAGATGATAGATTGAACGGGACCGGTTCCCGCCACAGATTATCCGTGAACTTGGCACCCGGGACCGTATGCGACCAGAAAGGACGCTGGTAAGTCTGGCTGCCGGAAAACTTCTCCACAAAGAAACCACGGTAGACATCCGGTTTATCCAGAAACGGCTGCAGGTATTCAAATTCGCCGCCCGAGGGCGCCGATGCCAGCTCCTTCAAAGCCGACCAGCTTCCTGCTGAAACATCGCCGCCGTCGCCGTAAACGAGCGACCACAGTTTGAAATTGCCCGATGCATCCCGTCCGGTAACGAGCAGGTTCCAGTCACTCCCGTAAACGGCAGCGATGCCGGCAAGGTCACCGGTGCTTTTATCCCAACTGGAGCGCGGCTGCCACTGACCGCTGATGTTCTTTTTTACATACAGCGTCGCCTGGTCAGCGAAGAATATGGCCAGGTCACCGCCCGGTTTATAGGCAGCCGCCAGGCCACCGATATTGGTCGTCGGGGAGTAATCAATAACCTCCGGACTACCCCAGTTGGCACCGTAATCGGTGCTCTTTATCCGCTGAATCTTGCGGTTCACGCCATCTATCCAGAAAATGGAAACCTCAGCTCCCAGCGAGGCACAGGCAACAGCGGCCGCATTGAGCTGGCCGGTGTCAGTCCACTGGCTGAAGTCACTGGAAGGGCCGGGGCTGGCCACCCTCTGGCGATAGAGCTTGCGGGAGTCACCAGGCAGGGTTACCCTGACACGAATAAGAGAGCCATCGCCGGGCATGGTCACGGCATGGTAATAATCATCCTCGGCGCCGGTATACAGCCTGGCCCAGTCATACCTGACCACGCCGGCAACCTTGTTTCTGGCTTCCACTTTAACATAGGGAATGGCGGTGGCTTCTTTCTGGGCCGCAAGCAATGTCAATGTCAGGTCACGCATTTTTCCCTCTCATACCAGTGCCGCCAGAATATCCGGCAGCGATTTATTTCCCTTCCGGTAATGCCCGGCAAGGTGATTGGCGGCTTCAAGAATCTCTTCCGGACTGGCCGGCACTCTTTTACCCCGATTCAACGGGGACAGGGCGCTCGCTGCGGTTGCAGCCTCATCCCAGTCGACCGTCCGCTCGACATCGAGGTCGCCCTTGAGCGCTCGGCCGATACTTCTCTTGTGATGCGGCAAACGCCAGGTATCCGGGTTCTCCGGGTCTCCGGCGATAGCGAATGCCTCGCGGGGCAGGCCATCTTTTATTCTCCCCATTTGTCTTGCCATAGCTGCCTCCCATCAGGGGCCATAATCGGTCGACTTCGAAACCGCCGGATAGTACGGCCGGTACAGGGCATTAAGCCTGACCCGGTTTCTCCTCCCCAGCCGCCTCAATTCCTGCCGGAAGTAGTTCAACCTTTCCCGGCCCCAGTCATGGAACTCGCGAGGCGTGATGTTTCCGCCGACATTCACCCGATTGACGGTGAAGATGGCCCACTCAACGGCAGCATAGCCGGCAGCGCCGGCAGCAACCAGGTCTTCATGCAGCTCGGGGATGGTGGAACTGCTGGCGTCAAGGGTGTGGAGTTTGCCGTAGTAGACACAGGCGTTGGAACCGTCCGGGATTTCTTCACTCAGGATGGTCAGCACGTCTTCCCATAACGAGAACCTCTGGTAGCATCTGGGGAACCGGTCCACCGGGTATTCGATAGCCACCACGATAACCCTGTCTGATAAATCCGATATATCCAGCTCCCGCGAGCCTGAGGTCGTGGCTTTAACCGCCTTCTCCTCACGGGGCAGGCGTTCGGACAAATCCTTCACCGCGCGGGCAATATGCCGGTCCAGTTCATCATCCGTCCAGCGGTAGTTGCCAGTGTCCTCATCATGGAGGTCACGTCTGACAATGGCTCTCATATCAGTCAAATTCATTACTACCTTACCCCCGTTTTTCTGACTTCCAATCTCTCCAGCCTGGTGCAGGGCAGGCCCTCATCATGGCCGCAGAGTTCAAAGTCGCAGAAGGAAATTTCCTCACTGTCCAGGCCCTCGTTGATGCTGACGGCTTTGCCGCTTACTTCCCTGGCATAGTCCATCAGCGAACGGGCATCAAACTCGCTGGCGAAGCTCAGGTCGATTCTCACACGATAATTCATCGGTACCTCCATTTCGTTGCCAGGTAGTTATGCTGGATTTCTTGGGCAGTTAGGGCGCGGTTATAGACCATTATTTCGCCAATTATTCCCCCAAAGGCTCCATAAGTATTTCCTACCCTGATTGAATTCGTATCTGTATGGACTCCAGCAACTCTTGAAACGGGCGTGCCAGTAACCTCCCCGTTCAAAAATAGACTTAAATTTTTATTATCCAGTGTCATTGCTGCCATTGAAAATTCGGCAGCAGATGTCAGGTCTCCGACGCCGTTAAGACTGACACTAGCCGTACCGTTCCCGCTGCGCCCGAATAAAAGACCAGTCGTTTGGTCAACTCTAAGATGATATGCCTGATTATTGCCGCTGCTATCCGTTGTTGAGGTTATTAAGTCTCTATAAGCACCGGAATTGGCCGTGCATTTAAACCACACCATGACAGTGCTTTTTGTCGGCTGCAATACGGAATTATTAGCCACATCCAATCGGTCATCGGTGGCATCAAAATAATGCCCATTAGGTCTCCACAAGGCACCGGTAACCGTGCATATATGTCCATAGGCATCCTTTGAGGCAAATGAACCGCCATCAAGCTCATACAATGGCAGATAAAGGACCAGACTGGGGTCAAAGACAAAGTTCATTTCTCACCTCACGATGCTGCGTATTTTACCCGAACATAGCTTGAGTTCTTCACCCTGGCCCAGCCTTCATTGGCCTCATTGCACTGGATGACCAGCCTCACCTCAAAAGGCAGGGAATTAAAGTTGCTGACCATCTGGAAGCGGCCGCTGCGGGTCTCCTCAACATAGCTCGTGCCGATATCGGTCTTGGTGATCGCGCCGTGCAGGTCGACCCAGGTGCCGCCCTTGTTCCTCCCCTGCCACTTGTAGGTAAGGTCAGCCGTAGATGAAGACACGGCCCGGAATGCCGCCGTCAGGCCGAACTCGATTTCTATTACCTCGCCAAGCGCCGGCGGCCTGACGGTGACGCACTCCACCTCGACATCGGTGTCCGCGGTGGTGGTATCAGCCTCCGCCGACCACTGGACGCCATCCGAAGTCAGGTCTCCCTTGGCAAAGGGATATTCCGTATGCTCTATTACTGCCAGTACCATCTTTTACCTCCTTGGAAAAGGGGGAGGGTAATCCCCTCCCCCCCACTGCTTTTTTAATCTTTCACCCCGATTAGAGCCGCTGCCTTGACCGCGCTGAATAACGCCAGCGAGACGTACCATTTGACCCTGGTCCTGGTGGCGTCCTTGCTTTCCATGGAGCCTATCGGCTCCACGGTCAGTCCGCCGGGGGCGGTCAGTCCGCACAGCGCCCACTCCCCGAACTGGACGGCGTAGATAGCGGAGCAATCGCTGCCGGTGGTCCCGGTTTCAACGCTGCCGCTCACCGCGTGAGTGTCCAGAATCCAGTCATTGACGCCGATGGCAATGCCGTCCCATAGCTGGACGAAGTTTCCCCACTGGTCACGGTCATTATCAACAAGACCGCCACTGGCTCGTACCAGCGCGTTGATTTTGCGCCGCGACCGGCGGCTCATAATGAGCATATCCGGCTTGCCGCCCTTGACGGCATCAATGAGCTCATCGAGCTTGGACAGGGTGAGGGTAGCCCCGGTATCTCCCATGGCGATGACCTGGTCGCTGGCCGTGGTGGGGTCAATCAACACCCTCAGGCCGTCAAACTGCTTGGAGCTGGTCGCGCTATCGCCATAGATAAAGGTCTCCTCGAACTTGTCCTTGACCGCCTTGGCCTTCAACTCTACCACCGCCGCCTCCAGGTCCTGGATATTGCTGCGGGTTGTCTTGAGAAAGTTGTCCACATCGGCATCTCCGCCCATAATCTTCAGGTTAGCGGTTATCTGTTCAAAGGTGGGCGTAGACTCCGCCCAGGTATCGCCAACATCGTAGAAATCCACGCTGGGCAGGGTCTTCTCCTGGTTATAGGTCAGCCCGTTGCCGACGATTTCAATGAAGGGCTGCCGCTGCAGGACAGGTGACTCCTTGATAATAGTCTCCACCACGCCCTGTAGCAGCATGTCATTGGATAATTTACTTGCTTCCGCCAGTGTTAAAGCCATTTATCTTTTACCTCCTATCGCGTATTCTATTTTTTCCCGCGGAGACAGAGCTGAAAGGTCGACCGGTGCCCGCTGCGGCGCCCCGGCTGGCACCCTGGTCCTTGAAGTTTCCTCTTCGATGCCCTGTTTCACTTTTTCGACCAGGGCTCTGGCGCTCTGCAGGGATTCGTCCACTGATTCAACCGAATCGCCGGTTATGAGTTCGGGTGGTATCTCCGGATTCGCCGTCACCACCAGTTCCCGGTAGCTGGCCATCGCCCGGGATAGCAAATCATTTACATGAGCCAGTTTCCCTTCTGACTCAACGATGGTCTGCTTCAGGCCGGCAACCTCAGCATCCCTGGCCGCCAGTACCTCCTCAAGCTCGCCCGTGGCTGCTTCTTTAGCCTCAAGCTCACGGCTGAATGCTTCCTTTTCCCTTTCTAGCGTCTCCACCTCCTCCCGAAGCGCTGCAAACTCATCTGTCATTTCTTTTTCTTCATCAGCCACCTTTATGCCTCCTGCTGGTTATTCCTCAACGC